ATGGAATGCTCCACTAGATGTAGACAATCAAGAACAACTTGCTATTGAAACAGCTCTTCAAATACAACACGACATGCAAGAAGCAGAGTTAGAAGTTGAAATTGGTATAGGGATAAATACAGGCATAGTCTGTGTAGGAAATATGGGGTCGGCTTCCAGGTTTGAATATAGTTGTTTAGGTGATGCTGTAAATTTAGCTGCTCGTTTGGAGTCTTCATGTAAGTCTGTTGGTAAAAATTTAGTCATAGGTGAAGAGACAATTAAGAATTATCAGGGTCAATATACAGAATTAGACCCTATTTTTGTAAAAGGTAAGGAAAAAGAGGTGAAAATCTACACAATATAGTGTAAATGCTCTCTCGCTTACGGAGAGGCTCTCTAAGGCATTTTGTATGTTTTTGGACGTAAGGTATTACTTACCCTCAATTCGTTTAACCTGGGCTATCCTGTGAGGTCGATTTTCTTACAAAGCCTGAATTTCACTCTGTAAATAATTATGTAGAGGTTCAAGCTTAGCTTTTGCTCTTTGTAGTAAAACTTTTATAACTTGTCTGTCCATTGCAGCAAAAACTTCATCAACTTTTTCTACTGGAAACTCTGACACTTCGGACACAATCTTGCCGTCAGGTGTTAATAAAACTTTAAAACTTATAAGATTCCCTTCACTCCTCTGTTTTTTCTTTTTCATTTCTATTCCTTAATTCTGTAGTGCTAAAACTATGTCCCCTCTTGTTGTAATAAATTTCTATCTTTCTCTCTTTACAAACTTGTTTACCTGTAAATATTTTATCTTTATACTCTTCTCCAATAATTCTTATATCAATAGGGAAAGTATAAAATATATCTTCTAGTTCATGCTCTCTATGATACACAACTATTTCATCTATCCACTTAACAGCTTTTAACTGTAGCTGTCTTTCAACTATATTTTGTAAAGGTTTATTTTTATCTGGTCTATCAGTTGAAGGGTCTATCTGTAATGCGACAATTAAATAATCACACACCGTCTTAGCCTCTTCAAACATTACTACGTGGCCTGCATGTAGTAGGTCAAATGCACCACAAGTAATTCCTACTTTAGATTTAATTCTAAAAAAGTCTCTCATTATCTTCTGATAAATCAGCAAATGTAATGTTAGTATGTCTTCCTCTTAATCCTGCTTTCATATAAGTAGTAGCTCTTCCTTCAAAAAAGTTTTGATGTTCTACTCCCATAACTTCATCTAACCAAGGTAGAGGATTTTCGTTTTGTTTATAATTTGGTTTTAAACCAAGTTGTAATAATCTTCTATCTGCTATGTATCTATTATATTTATACATATCGTCTTTAGTTAAACCTTGAATATCTCCCATCTCAAATACTAAATCTAAAAACTTGTCTTCTAGTTTTACCATTTCTCTACATATTTGATAGATTTCTTTTTTAAAATCATCTGTCCATATCTGTATGTTTTCCTGGATAAACTCTCTAAATAATTTAGTCATAGCCTCTACATGTAATGACTCATCACGAATAGAATACGTAACTATCTGACCCATGCCTTTCATTTTTCCAAATCTAGGAAAGTTTAATAAGATTGCAAAGCTACTAAATAATTGTAGGCCTTCTGTAAAAGCCGAGTAAACTGCTAGGGTTTTAGCTATTGTTTTCTTATCAGACTTTAACGGTTTAAAATTACCAACATAATCATGTTTGTCAGACATTTCTTCATACTCAGCAAAAGCTTTGTATTCTATCTCAGGCATTCCTACTGTATCTAACAAAAGACTATATGCATCTTGATGTATAGACTCCATGTTTGCAAACGAAGACATCATCATTCTTGCTTCAGGTTTTTTAAATATAGGCATATATTTATCTATATATCCTGCTCCTACATCTACATCTGATTGGGTAAACAATCTAAATATTTGTGTAAGTAAATACTTTTCATTCTCTGACACATCTTGCCAGTCTTTTACATCATTGTGTAAAGGTACAGACTCAGGCATCCAATGCATTTGATTCTGTAATTTATAATAATCATACATCCAGGGATATTCAAAAGGTTTGTAATATTCCCTATCCATTAATAAACTCATTTTTTCCACTCCTCTGGTAAAGTTTCTTCACTATACCATTTAAAATTATTTTTTTCAGCCCATTCAGCATGGGTTCTTTTCGTTCCGTCCTTACGTTTCTTTGCCTGGGGCATGGGAGAGTATGGTTTTTGAAATAAAAAAACTAACTCAACATGTTTAGGTAATGATTTTCTTATCCAAACATATTTACTATACTCTGCATAGTCCCAGAATCTTCCTTTAGCTTCTAATAAGATAACTTTTCTTCCAATAGTTTTTACAAAATCAGGCTCATAAGTATGAGTAACTGTATATTGTATTACTTCAGATTTATGATGCTCCCACTTTTTAAGAATAGATTTATGTATATCATATTCCCATCTACTATCGTAGCCTTTAGGAACATTTTTTTGTTTAGGTCTAGCTTTTCTCGGCTTCCTCATTACGACTCCACCAAAACTTATTTAGTCCTTCTAGTCTCTCATTAGCTTCATTCCATTTTTGAAATAGACCATCAAGTGTATCAATAAGATTAGGATGGTCAGCTACTCCTACTGTATTTTTCATGTAAAGCTCTATCTCTACTTCAGCTTCTACTATCTTAGCTTCGTATCTTCTTTGTAAAGCTTTATAAATTTCTACTTGCATTTTTCCTCCTTACCTAAATGCTTTGCCTTCAAACCAAGCTACTAAAGTTTTTCTACTTCCTTTAGTAACAGGCTTGACTCTGTGTAAAAGAAAAGAAGGAAATACTAATATTGTTCCTTTTGATTTAGTATCATGCTTTTCTAATCCATCATGTCTTAATTCAAAATCTCCACCTTCATATTCCCACCCATCACTTAGCTGTACGGTCATGCTTAACTTTCTATGATAAGCATTAGGTGTATCTAAAAAGGTATCTATATGCCAATCGTAATGGTCTCCTGGTGGTTCATATACTGTATATTGTATGTAAGATAAATAAGATACATCAAAACCAAAAGAAGTTCTGTTAGCTTCATTAGCAAAATTCCATAATCTACTAGATGTATAATTCCATAAATCAGTATGTCCCAGGTTAGCAGCTTCTATAAAACCAGTCTGACTACTTCTAACCTTTGTTCTAACATCACGTTTAGCTTGTTCTCCTAATGTCGCATCTCCTATGTTTAAAGTATGTTCACATTGTTGTGCAATATAATCACATTCTTCAGAACTTAATGCGTTTGGAAATACTTTAAATGCTTCCATTATCTAACTCCATAAATATCATCTTTTTCTGTCCAAGTCATATAACCATAGCTTTGTAAAATGTCTACAGCTTTTATATCATCTATATGTTTATGTTCAATTTTGATAAACGTAGGTTTTATATCCCAAGTATAGTCTTCCAGAATATTCATTTCATGTCCTTCAACATCTATCTTAAGAAAATCTATAGTCTCTATTTGGTTTTCGTAGATAATAGTATCTAATCTTTTACAAGGTACTTCTATAATTTCATCTAAGTATTCTTCTTTACTCCAAGTTTCATACTCAAATATCCTACCACCTTTATGGTTTTCATCTACAATAGAAGACATTCCTCGTATAGCTTTATCAGGATAATTTTGTTTTGATAATCCTATTTTAATCATACCGTCATAATCTGACACAGCACAATTTAAAGTAACTATATTATCATAGTCTTCCATAACCCTATTCATATTTTTAAAAGCTTTAGGGTTAGGTTCTATCATAATTCCATCCCACCCTCTATCGGCTAAAGGTTGGCAAGTATCAAAATCACACGTTCCTATTTCTATAAATGTTTTTATCCTTCGCAAGCTACACACTCCACTTCATCTAATTTAATTCTAGGTACTTTTATATTTACATTCTCTACATTTCTTGCAGCATTAGACCTAAAGTAATATAAAGATTTAAGTTTATTCATTCCATACCAATGCACATCATTTACATACTGCATATAATCATCATGTACTTCTTGGCTTTCTGTTGTCTTTGGTAAAGTAAAAAATAAATTTACTGATTGTGCTTGACATATATACTTCTGTCTTTGATAAGCATGTTCAACAATCCATATTTGATTTATCTCATTAGCTGTTTTAAAAATATCTTTTTCTTTATCTGTAAGAACATCTAAATGTTGTACACTTCCTTCTTGTGCAATAATACTTTTCCAAATCTCTTCTAACTTTTTTCCTTTGATTTTTTTATCTTCAAATATTTTTGATAGATATTTGTTTTTAACTTGATAAGACCCTGATAAAGTTTTATGGGTATATGCGTTAGCACGATAAGGCTCAATAGAAGGACTAGTGCCACTACAAATAATACCAGAGCTAGCATTAGGAGCAACAGCAAGAAGGTTAGCATTACGAAGCTCCCTACCATGTAAGTCAGGACATTCGCCACGTACTTCACAAAGCCACCTAGAAGCTTCTTGAGCCGAGGATTTAATGTGGTTAAAGGCTTTATGATTGAATCCTGTAGCGAAGATACTTTCAAAAGAAATGTTTTTTGACTGGAGGTAAGCATGGAAACCCATTGCTCCCAAGCCCAGAGACCGTTCTCTGTAAGCAGAGTAAGCAGATTTAAGAAAGCCTTCTTTCCCTTGTTTGATATATTTTTTAAAACGTTTAAAATTTGCAACATAACCTCCTAAATTTGTTGTGTCGATAGCATTCTCTATATAGTGTTCAATAACATTATCTAACATTGTTATTAAGTCTGCGATAAAAAAAGAATCTTGAGACCATTCATCAAAGTATTCTAAATTAACACTTGATAAACAACATACTGCTGTCCTTTCTTCATCTGTTGGTAGAGTAATCTCTGAACATAAATTACTCTGATTTATTTTTAATCCTAATTCTTTTTGAGCTTCAGGCATATTGTCATTACATGTATCTATATTAATCATGTAAGGCTCTCCTGTCTCAGCCCTGGCATTTAACATTTGCCACCATAAGTCTCTGGCCTTTATAGTCTTAACTGCTTCTTTTGTTTTAGGGTCTATTAATCTCCAGTCATCATCATTCTTTACAGCATTAAGATAATCGTTTGTTAAGTTTACTCCGTTATGTAGGTTAAGAGATTTTCTATTTATATCTCCACCACTTTCTTTTCTTATGTTTATAAACTCTTCTATCTCAGGATGGGATATATCCATATAAGCAGCATAACTTCCACGTCTTGTAGTGCCTTGATTAAAGGCAAGCATTTGTGAGTCTACTACATGGATGAAGGGAATACTTCCAGTAGAACGAGAGCCATGAGTAGTAGATATGCCGTTACTCCTAACATCCCCCCAATATCCACCAATCCCTCCACCTGAACTTGCGAGCCAAATATTCTCATCATAATGAGCAGACAAACCATCCCTACTATCAGGTACATAATTAAGAAAACAACTGATAGGAAGCCCACGTGTCGTTCCTCCGTTGCTAAGAATAGGAGTGCTGAACATGAACCAGCGAGAGGAACTATAGTTGTAAAGTCTTTGAGCCAACTCAAAATCTGTTTCACCTTTGTATGTTGCTCCGAAGACGGAGGCTCTTGCGAATGCTTCTTGTGCATGTGTTTCATTATCCCATAAATATCTATCTTTTAAAGTATCTAGACTAAATTTATCAAACTCTTTTTCTTTATCATAATCTATTGTAATACCTAAATAAGGTTTCTTACCTACTTTATCCTCTATCATTGTTCTTTCCCTTTTATAATTACTAGCATGCTATCGTGCATTGCTCCCCTGTTATCTACTTTCCTTACGTTTCCGTCTTTGTCTACACCTTCAAACTTTATTCTACCTTGTACAAATCTAATTTCACTTGCGTTAGGTTTAATGTACTGATGAAATAAAACAGAGCTTGTACTTACAGGTAACAACAATACACTTAGCTTTCCTTTTAAAGATTCTGTTATAGCTTTCTTTACAAAAGCATTTTTAAGTTTCTTTCCATACGGAGGATTTACAAAGTTTCTTTCTCCCCATTCAATTTCTAACCCATCAAATTGTGCATTTATAGGGCAAGGGTCAAAGTCAAAATTAAATTCTTTATCTAACGTTTTATAAAAACTATCAGGTGTTTTCCAATCATTATAATTCTTTCTGTTTAGATACGGAGTTCCTCTCGTCATTTAACCTCTCAATGTATATAGCTATGATTGCGTAATGTATTATTTTAAATAGCTCTTTTTCTTTATCATCTTTCTTACCACATCGCATGGCATACTTCATTATATTACCAATACAAAAACCTTCTCCGTGTCCTGCATCAATAATCATATCTGTTGCTTGATACTTACCTTTACCATAATGTAATCCATAAGTATCAGCGATGTAATTATCTACTTCTTCAAGGATTGCATGTTCATTAAACTTATCTGCCATTAGAATTGTATTCCTGTATTAACACCAGAACCTGACGTAGGCTTTTGTTTTTCTAAAAGCATAGTATAGTCTATGTCTTCTAACCTATGACCTTTCTTAACTAATATTTTAAGTTTTTTCTGAACCCATTTCAAAGTCCAAACTGATAAATGCATTGTCTTTTGATGAAAGTAATGAGTTTGTTTTGGTATCATACTCATCATATCTTTCTTAACTTCACTATCAACTATAGGTTTCATAGTGTTTCGTTCTTCTTCAGATAAACATTCAAATCTTATCCAGTCATACAACAACTGATAGCTTTTCTTTCTTAATTGTTTAACTGTTTTTGCATTCATATTATAGAAGAATCATAGTTCTTTACTAATTTCCAATAGTTTAAAAGACTGTTAAACATTTCTATATGTTTGATATGCGATTCTTTATCCCAGATATGTCCTAAAGCTAAACTTGTTTTCTCTCTGTCTACAAAAATAGAAACTCTTTCAGGATTATCAAAGCCACAGCCCTGTGCATACGCAGACAACTGCATTCCATGCTCATCAAAAACTAAACGTGCTGGGTCTTTACCTTCTAGTCCATCTTTAGTCTTGAAGTCTACAAAGATACCTGACTTAGAATATAAATCTATCTTACCCCCATAGCCTAACTCAGAGCAAAAAGAATCCTCTGCTATCCATTCTTCTCCTGGATAATACTCGTCCAGGATTTTTCGTACAGCTTTATAAGATTTATTATTTGATTTACCTTCAAATCCTCTTTCAATAAGAGCATGTATCTTAGTACCCTGGGCTGCTGCTGTTTGGCCTATGTCTCTTTGAGCAGTCTTACATCTATAAATAAAGTCTTCATTAGACTCTTCTTCTCCTTGTTCTAATTCAATAGAAGCTTCAAGAGCTTTATTTATTTTCCAGTTTTCTAAGGAAGGTTTTGCTACAATATTAAGAACCGTAGTTACAGAAGGTACTAGCCCTTCTTTCTTAGCATCTCTTAACGTTGTGTTTCTTTCTTTGCCGTTAGCACCTATGATGGTGTAAGCTGGCGAACCCTCTCTATCATACCAATGTCCAGCTTCTGACGTGAACTTATTATTATACACTTGGGATTTGGATTTGTCGATAGACTCTTCATTTTTTGTTGACATTTTTTTGTTCCTTTTCTAATTCTTCCTTGAATGCTTTGATAACATCTCCAGAAAATAACTTTTGAAGACTAACTAAATACATTCTACTTGCATTGTGGTCTCCTCCTGCGACAGTCTTGAAACTATCTAATTCGTTTACAATCAACTTTAACATGTTGGTGTCAAAAACAATAGTGCAAAATTCTTTATCTCCTACACATAAATTATGAAACCAATAATCTGATTCCGTTGCTCGTATTCCTGAAGGTTTACCCCAGCATTCATACTCAATGCAAATGTTTCCTGTTTCCATCCAACGGCCACGTTCAGACTTAACTTCTATTTTTTTATTTTCTAACATGTCTCTGATTTTGTCCTCTCTAATCTCTCCGTATTGTAAATCTAAGTCATATTTTTTTCTGTCGTCTTTAATGGGTTTCACTCCAGTTCCCTCCTATTTTATACTCTCCGTCCAATGGACATCGCATATCATAATAATCAGCAGTATTTTTTATTGCTTTAACCCCCATCTCCCCTACAAAATCTGCTGTCTTTTCTAAGGTTTCTATCTGCCACTCGTCATGTACGTTAGCTACTATTTTATACTGTATAGTATTTAAGTCTAATAAACTAACTAACTCAACTAAAGCTCTCTTCATAACTACAGCTCCACCACATTGTAATAATGTATTTAAAGCAGCATGTTTATGACGTAATTTTATTTTCCTACCGTCCAACCCTTTTAAGAATCCTTTCCTTGTTGCTGATTCAACTCTTCTTTTAAGATTGTTAAATGATGGAAGACTACTGAGAAAAGACTCTCGCATTCTTCTGCCTTGCTCTCTAGTTCCTCCAATGATTTTTCCAATCTTTTCATCTCCTGCTCCGTATATGAGGGCATATATGAAAGTTTTTGCCTGGTCTCTTGATTCAAGGCCAGCAAGGTCTTGGTTAGTTTTGTGAATGTCTCCATGTAATATTTCATTGATGTACTCCTGGTCTGCCATATAGTGTGCTAATATTCTTAATTCTAATTGACTTGCATCTATACCTACAAGTTTATTACCGTCCTCTACTGTCCAACATTCACGACATGCTTTGCCATAAACATTATGTATGCTTGGGACTTGTGCCATATTAGGACTGTTGTGTGTCATTCGTCCAGTAATAGCACCATTAGATACGACTCCACCATGAACTCTTCCATCATCTTCAACAGCATCTACCCATGATTGGATTTGTGCTATACGTTTTTGTAATAGAAGAAACTCAGCTATTAAGTTAGCTTCGTGGATATGGTCTATTTTTTTTAAAGTCTTTTCATCAACTATTGGCTGGCCTGTAGGTGTAAATCTTTCAGGCTTCCAACCAAAGTCAATTAAGTATTCTCCAATTTGTTTTCTACTTCCTAGATTAAATTCTACTAATTGTTTTCTTATAAATTTATAGTCCTTTGGCATGGGTACATCTTTAAACTTTTCTAATAAATTATTGTACTCATGCTCAGTCAGTCCTTGTTTAGATAATGTTCCATCTTTTTTTAAACGTGGGACAATCTCTTTCACATCTACCCACTTAGGTTTAAATGTTTCATGTACTTCTTCTTCAACTTCTTTCCGTCTTTCAACTAGTGTACTTAATAAAGCCATCGCCATAAACATATCGAACTTGAAGCCGTCTTTACGTTGCTTGGCTATGATTTTAAAAACAGCATGTTCTAAATCTAAAGACTCTTGAGAAAATCCTTTGACGTGTTGTTGTAAATGATTATAAAGTTTTTTATTTAACTCTACATCTTTAATACAATAGTCCAACATTTCTTGACTATACTCAGTAAAATCTGAAGGTGGTTCTCCTTTGTTTTGTCCAAGTAAAAATCCCCAGTTCTTTAGGCTGTGTCCTTTTTCTTTATTAGGATTGATTAGCCTGGACACTACTAAAGTATCTATTATCTTTTTGTCATATAAATCAACACCATATAATTCTTTAATTACAGGTATGTCAAAGCCAAGTATATTGTGGCCTATTAAAGTGTGTGCAGTTTTTAAAAATTCTATACCTTGTTCTATTTTATCTGGAGGGAAAGTGTGGATGGTGTGGTCTTCATCTATTGCTACTATACACCATATCTTAGTAGCCTTGAGGTCATCAGTCTCAATATCAAAAACTAATTTCACAATAGTAACTCCTCATTATCTGGCTCTAAATCTGATAAGTCTTGTTCGGAAAGCCGTCCAGTTTCCACATCGTATATAAGATTTGTAGCTAAGCCTACGTCCCCTGTATATCTTGACTTAAGTATTCTTAATCTTGTTGTCCTGGACACCAGCTCATCATCGCTTTGTTGATTTCTTTCAAGAGCAATTACACAATCAGATAACTGAGCAATACTATTAGAGCCTCTAAGATGTGATAAAGAAACTTCTATACCGTTCTCATGTCCTTTGTTACCATCTACTCTTCTCAAGTGTGAGACTAAGATGATGCCAGCACCTGTTTCTTCAACCATACTTCTAAGTCTAGTCATAATATTGTCTATACCTCTTCTTTCGTCTCCTTCTCCTATTGCTGACACTAGCATATGGAGGTGGTCTACAACTACCCACTTACAATCGCAACCTATAATTAAATATCTAAGTTTTGAAAATATAGACTCAATATCATTAGACCCAAAGTGAGCATGGACAAATACTCTATCCGTGTCAAAAGTTCTATCATACATTTCCTCCAATGTTTTTCTATCAAACTTATCTCTTATCTGGTCTATATAAATCCTGGCATTTGCTTCTATGGATAATACACCGTCTACTGTTCTTCTCCAGTCTTCCTCAAGGGCTATGATACCTACGTTATCTGTTGTCTGTCTTATCAACCAATGTTCTAACTCTCTGGTAACAGATGACTTACCTAATCCTGTACCTCCTGTAAGAGTAAGAAGTTCTCCTTGTCTAAGACCATACAATTTATTATTAAGTCCTTGCCAAGGATAAGGTACACATTCTTTCTTTTCTCTTTGAAAGAATTGTTCTTTCTTATCTCTTACTCTAATGATACCAGATGGAGTAAAGACCTGTGCATCCCACCAAGACCTTACAAACTGTTCAAACTTTTTCTGCTTGAGCATATCGTTAGCATCTTTAAATCCATTTGGCAGGGTCATTATCTTTGCCTTACCTGGTTTTAAAATAGAAGCTACTTGTTTAGATGCTTTTACTCCAGCCGTATCTCCATCAAAACAAATAACAATATTATCAAAGCTCTCTACATATTCTAAGTTCTCTTTAATATCTTTGACTGCTGATGATGCTCCTCGCTTTATAGATACACATGCCCACTTAGAACCCATTAGTTCATAAGCAGACATGGCATCAACTTCCCCTTCAGTAATGGTTAAAAATTTACCACCTTCCTTGAACAAATGCTGGCCAAATAACCCAGTCTCTTGTATCTGGCCTTGGCATTTGAATACTTTATCTCTGGTATATCTTATCTTATTAGCAGTTAGCTCATGCTTTATATAATAAGGGTAAACATGTTGAGCTATCTCTCCATTACTGTCATATACAACTTTTACTCCGTACTTCTTGGCTGTGTCTGCACTTATAGCTCTGTCTTTTATTGAGCCATAAGAACTACCATGTACGTTTAATAAAGGGGACGTTCTTGGTTCTGGTGTATAAAACTCATCTGTATCTGTATCAAACTTAGGGAAAAATTTGTCGCAACTAAAACATTTTGCTGAGCCATCTTTATTAACTGATACTGCATCTGAGCTTCCACAATCAGGGCAGGGTAGATGGTACTTTTCAAATTTACTTTGTTCTTTCATTGTGTCTCCAAATTGGTGTTGAGACAAGAGATGGAGAACAAATATACACTACGATATAACTTACCCCAACACCGTGCTACTTTTGTGGAGTAGCCAACCATATCTATTATTCTTCTTCAGATTGTTCTGGAGCTTCTATTAAGCTCTCAGGTGCAGATGCACATATGTCCTCTAAAGATTTACGATGTACAACATTAGCTATTTGTAATGCTTCTCTCAAAATTTCTAGTGTAGAAACTTTTCGTACTAATACTTCTGCACTCAGTCTTGCATCTGCATTCTTGATAGCATTAGTATCATGCTGTGTAGTACCTTCTTTGGTTTCGATTTTAACTAACATTAAAACTCCTCGCCACCTTCTACTGAACCTAACTCATCTCCGTCTCCACTTCGATATTGTACCAGGTCTATAACCTGTACGGCCTGTAGGTCTAAACCTTTAAAGTCTCCGTACTTGTTCGTAGTTTCCCATTCAGCATACTGTACTTTGACATCGCTTCCGTTACCTACAACTTCGTCCATAGGTACTTTGTCTTTGTCAAATAGTTTAGGGGCTGGTCTTGTACGACCTTCAGCACCATTTACTTTTCTTTTGATTGTAATTGCTCTACCGACAACCTCTTCATTCACAGTTAGTTCCTTAACTTTAAAACCACGTGCTTGGAAATCATCTGCAATTTTATCATCAACAACCAGGTCTACTGTATAGACAGGTTCAAACGTTGTGTTCGGACTTGTTATACTAGCCCAATAAGCTTTACCACTTACAACTGCCATATTTTTTCTCCTTAATATATACTTGATTAAAACATAACTACAAATTTAACGCAAGTATTAAATCGTTAAACTTGTTTTCGTCTTCCTTGAAGACAGAAACTTTAAATGTATTTTTATGTGCTTTATCTCCTTGAAGATACTCCACCATGTAACTGTTGATACCATGTTCTGTATTACAAAACTTTCTGTATTGTTCATAAGTCATTTCTCTTGATACTAATACAGCTTTATCTTTAGCCATCAATCTTACCACCGTTCAAAGGTTTCCAATCTAATGGGA